ACTTACATTACAGGCTCTCACTACATGTACTTGCAGTGGACAAAGATTGACGTTGGCCTTCCAGACTTCCGAGAAGCCAACAGAATATTCTTTATATTTTGGGAGGCATGCCGCGCCGACTCCCGCTCGTTCGGAATGTGTTATTTGAAAATACGACGCTCTGGCTTTTCATTTATGGGCTCATCCGAGACGGTCAACATAGCCACTATGGCTAAAGACGCCCGCATTGGGATATTATCTAAGACGGGTGCTGACGCCAAGAAAATGTTCACGGATAAGGTGGTACCCATTAACAGTAACCTCCCCTTCTTCTTTAAGCCTATTATGGATGGTATGGACAAGCCGAAGACGGAGCTTGCATACCGAGTCCCAGCATCTAAGATTACTAAGAAGAACATGTCCAACACGGAGGCGGACGACGTAGAAGGGCTGGACACTACTATCGACAGGAAGAACACGGCAGACAACAGCTATGACGGAGAGAAGCTGCAATTGCTCGTGCATGACGAGAGCGGAAAGTGGATGAAGCCGGACAATATCTTGAACAACTGGCGAGTAACGAAGACTTGTTTGCGGCTGGGTTCAAAAGTTATTGGAAAGTGCATGATGGGCTCAACATCCAACGCGCTTGACAAGGGTGGAGACAACTTCAAAAAGTTGTACTACGACTCTGATGTTACAAAGCGGGGCGCCAACGGGCAGACCAAAAGCGGACTGTATTCTTTATTTATCCCTATGGAGTGGAACTTTGAAGGATACATTGACAGATATGGCATGCCCGTGTTAACCACGCCAGAGGCTCCAGTTGCAGGGATAGATGGACTACAGATTAAGATTGGCGCAATCGATTATTGGAACAATGAAGTTTCATCATTAAAATCTGATTCAGATGCGCTCAATGAATTTTACAGGCAGTTTCCAAGAACCGAGTCCCACGCGTTCAGGGACGAGAGCAAGGCTTCTATATTTAATCTGACTAAAATATATCAGCAGATTGACTACAATGATAGCATTATAACCGAGCACTTCATAACCAGGGGCTCCTTTCACTGGATGAATGGAGAAAGAGACACAAAGGTTGTGTGGACGCCGGATAAAAACGGAAGATTCAAGGTTACATGGCTACCACCCAAACATCTGCAAAATAACACAGTCACAAGGAACGGAACCAAATACCCTGGAAATGAGCACATTGGCTCGTTTGGATGTGACTCGTATGACATCTCCGGCGTGGTGGGTGGTGGCGGCTCAAATGGGGCGCTGCACGGCATGACTAAATTTCACATGGACGAAGCTCCAACTAATCATTTTTTCTTAGAGTATGTAGCTAGACCGCAGACCGCAGAAATATTTTTTGAAGATGTTCTGATGGCCTGTGTTTTTTATGGCATGCCCGTTTTAGCTGAAAACAACAAGCCGAGACTCCTGTATCATTTTAAGAACAGGGGATACAGAGGCTTTAGTATGAACCGACCCGACAAGCATTTGGCTAAGCTTTCAAAGACCGAAAGAGAACTTGGAGGCATTCCGAACACTAGCGAAGACGTAAAGCAGTCTCACGCATCAGCAATTGAGACATATATTGAGAAGCACGTTGGCGTAGATATGGAAGGAACATATAGAGATGCTGAGGACATGGGGGAGATGTATTTTACGAGAACACTTGAGGACTGGGCTCGATTTGATATTAACAACCGAACCAAGTTTGACGCCACGATTAGCTCTGGATTGGCCATCATGGCCAACCAAAAGCACATGTATCTACCTGAACAAAAGCAATCAAAAATAAGCGTTAACTTTGCTAGATATAATAATCGCGGTTCACGAAGCGAACTATTACAGTAAATGAAAGAGGTAAATATAAACATCTCTCCTACCGGATTTCCAAGTCAATTTGTTTCCGACGCGGAGAAGGCCACTGATGAGTTCGGTCTTCAGATTGGACAAGCGATTCAATATGAGTGGTTCCGAAAGGACGGGAACACCAGCCGATATTATTCACAGCTCAGAGACTTCATGAGACTGCGGCTCTACGCCCGCGGCGAACAGTCCATTGCAAAGTACAAGAATGAGCTCGCTATAGATGGCGACCTGAGCTATTTGAATCTGGACTGGACACCCGTACCCATACTTCCTAAGTTTGTGGATATTGTTGTTAATGGGATGTCTGATAGACTGTTCACCGTTAAGGCATATGCACAAGACGCCATCTCTGCTGAAAAGAGAAACCAATACCAAGATATGGTAGAGGGCGACATGGTGGCTAAGGATGTCTTGACAAAGATGTCTGAATCTTTTGGAATTGACCCATTCCAGGTCAACCCTATGGAACTGCCCAGAGACGAGGACGAGCTAAAGCTTCACATGCAGCTAAAGTACAAGCCAGCAATTGAGATTGCTGAGGAGGAGGCTGTTAACACAGTTCTTGACGAAAATCACTATAATGATATTCGAAAGAGAGTTGACTACGACCTTACGGTCCTAGGGATTGGAATGACAAAACAAGAGTTCCTTCCTGGAGATGGAATTAAAATTAGCTATGTAGACCCAGCAAACGTGGTATATAGCTACACCGAGGACCCGCATTTTAAAGACTGCTTCTACTGGGGTGAGATTAAAACTCTTCCCATTACCGAGCTACTAAAGATAGACCCAACACTCACCAACGAAGACTTGGACACCATTTCAAAGTACAGTCAAACATGGTATGACTACTTTAATGTTGCTCAATTCTACGACAACGACATCTTCTATCGCGACAGCGCAACGCTCTTGTATTTTAACTACAAGACAACTAAGAAGTTTGTCTATAAAAAGAAGGAACTAGAAGACGGCGGAACTCGCGTCATTGAAAAAGATGACACCTTTAACCCCCCATCAGAAATGATGGAGGAGGGAAGGTTCAGCAAGGTGGAAAAAACCATCGATGTATGGTATGAGGGCGTAATGGTGATGGGAACAAACATCATGCTCAAGTGGGAGATGATGGAGAACATGGTTCGTCCTAAGTCCGCATCTCAACATACAATGCCCAACTATGTTGCTGTCGCCCCAAGAATGTATAAGGGGAATATTGAATCTTTGGTTCGCAGAATGATTCCATTCGCGGACTTAATTCAGATTACACACCTAAAGCTTCAGCAGGTTATATCTCGCATGGTCCCGGATGGCGTATTTATTGACGCAGACGGACTAAACGAAGTAGACTTGGGAACTGGCTCGGCATATAATCCAGAGGATGCTCTTCGCTTGTATTTCCAAACGGGTTCGGTTATTGGCCGGTCCTATACACAAGACGGAGAATTTAATAATGCTCGTATTCCAATTCAGCAACTAACCAGCAACTCTGGACAGTCTAAGATGGCTGCGCTTATTGGGAACTACAATCACTACATGGATATGCTTCGTGCAGTAACCGGACTGAATGAAGCTCGCGATGGCTCAACGCCAGACCCCAATGCATTGGTTGGCGTACAGAAGCTTGCGGCACTCAACTCAAACACGGCGACAAGACACATTCTGGAGAGCAGTCTATATTTGACTCGCACACTTGCGGAAGCGCTCGCGTTGCGCATATCTGACATATTAGAATACTCTCAGTTCAAGGAAGAGTTTGTTAATCAGATTGGAAAGTATAATGTATCTATTCTTGACCAAATCAAGGACTTGTACATTTATGACTTCGGCATCTTTATTGAGGTTTCTCCGGACGAGGAGCAAAAGGCTCAGCTAGAGGCCAACATACAGATGGCATTATCTAAAGGGGACATTAACCTTGAAGATGCCATTGACATCAGAGAGATTAAAAATCTTAAGATGGCCAACCAGCTGCTGAAGGTCAAGCGCAAACAGAAGATGGAGCAAGACCAGTTGATGGCTATGCAGCAGCAACAGGCTCAGGCTCAGCTTCAAATGCAATCACAACAGATGGCTTCGGAATCAGCGCTTCAGAAGATTCAAGCCGAAACCCAGGGCAAGATGCAAATCAAGCAGGCAGAGGTGGCGTTTGAGATTGAGAAGATGCGCAACGAGGCCGAGCTTAAGCGTTCATTGATGGCCGAGGAATTCCAGTATCAAATGAGCCTAAAGGGCGTATCGGAATCCGCACTTAAAGAGCGTGAGGGAGAAAGAGAAAAGGCAAAGGCTAAGCGAATAAGCCAGCAAAACACAGAACAATCTAAGCTTATAGAGCAGCGAAAGAATAACCTACCGCCCGTAAACTTTGAGTCGAATGAAGACTCGCTGGACGGATTTGACTTTGCTGAATTCGAGCCCAGATGAGACTATATTTTTTATCATAACTTTGTGTAATTAAATTAAATCTATGGAAATCAAGGTAAAAGAGCTTGGTTCGGTGGAAGCCAAATCAGTTCAAGAGATAGAAGGGGAGTTGCTTGCTAAACACGAGGAGTCCCTTTCTGAAACAAAAGAAGCTCCCGAACCCGTTCAGGAGTCAGTACTAGAGGATAAAGCGCCCTCATCGCTTAATGAGGAAGACGTTCTTTCGTTTATTAAAAATCGCTACGATAAGCAGATTAACTCTGTGGATGAACTCTTTAGTGCCAGAGAAGAGGCCTCTGAGTTGCCAGAAGATGTTGCTGCTTATATGAAGTATAAAAAAGAAACGGGTCGCGGAATCAAAGACTTCATTAAACTCAATGAAGACATTGATGAGAGCAACCCACAAAGTCTTTTAGCTCAGTACTATGCGCAGACAGAGTCTGACTTAGACTCGGAAGACATCCAGTTCATGATTGATGAGCGTTTCTCATTTGAAGAGGACTTGGATGACGAATCTGATGTCAAGCGCAAAAAGCTGTTTATGAAGAAAGAGCTTGCAAAAGCTAAGAAGTTCTTCGAGGAAGAACGGGAGAAGTATCGTGCGCCACTTGAGTCAAGTGGTATGGCGGTTTCTACCGAGGACCAAGAGGCTTCTAAAGCTTACAAGGAATATATGGCACAGGCTCAAAGTGTCCAAGAGGAGAACCAGAAACGGTACGAATGGTTTCAGCAGAAGACTAGCGAGGTTTTCGGTGACGGATTCAAAGGTTTTGAATTTGCGGTCAACGATAAGACTCTTGTTTATTCTCCAGCCGAAGCTGCGGAACTCAAAAAGTCTCAGTCTGACATTATGAACTTTATTGGTAAGTTCGCTAATGAAGACGGTCTGATTGAGGACGCCAAAGGATATCATAAGGCACTGGCCGTCGCGATGAATCCCGAACGATTTGCTAAATTCTTTTACGAACAAGGCATGTCGGCTGCTGTTGATGACGTTGCACGAAAGTCTAAGAACATTAATATGGACATTAGACAATCGCCGCAAGCCGTCAGCAAAGGTGGGATGAACGTGAAGTCACTGAGCAACGACTCTGGTCGTGGTCTCAAAATTCGTTCAAACAAATAATAACACTTAACCCCGCAAAATAAAATGGCTGGTTCAGTACAAGCGGTTCCCGGGTTCGATTTACAACCCAGTTCCGAACAGGTGGCATTGTCCACCAACTACATCACGAACTTTGATTTCTTGAATCAATACCTTCCCGATACCTACGAGAAGGAGTTCGAGCGCTATGGTAACCGTACCGTAGCATCTTTCTTGCGCATGGTTGGAGCAGAGATGCCCTCTAACTCTGACCTTATCAAGTGGGCCGAGCAAGGTCGCTTGCACACGAAGTACACTAACGTTACTTCTGCTGCTGCTGCTAGTTCCGACACCGCTACGTTGACTATCAACGACACTCTGGTTCCAGGTTCTGGAGCTATCGCTATCCGCGTTGGACAAACCATCATGGTATCTGCCAATGCAGGCGCCGCTACCTTGTACAACAAGGCTATCGTTACTGCTGTAAGCACTGCTGCTGGCACGATTGACGTTGCTTACTATGAGGCAGGCGGTCAGACTTTTGCTTCTGGCGTTGTTTGTAGCTTGTTTATCTACGGTTCTGAATTCAAGAAGGGTACCGACGGTATGGACGGTTCTTTGGAGGCTGACGATGTCATCTTCGAGAACAGCCCCATCATCATCAAGGACAAGTATGCTGTTTCTGGTTCCGACATGGCTCAGATTGGCTGGGTTGAGGTTACCACTGAGAATGGTGCTACTGGTTACTTGTGGTACTTGAAGTCTGAGCACGAGACTCGCTTGCGCTTTGAAGACTACTTGGAGACAGCTATGGTTGAAGCGGTTCCCGCTGAGGTTGGTTCTGGTGCTGCCGCTGGTGCTGTTGCTGGTG